AATTACACCGTGTTTTAAGTCTTCCCCAAAGTTTTGTTGTATAAGTGAACCTGGATAAGCAAAACGTTTGTTTGAATCTAAATATTGAAATCTGTGAATATCTCCAAAAAATCCATAGTCAAACCCTTCAAATAAATCAATAGTAACATCGGTATTATGTAATTTCATACCTGTATCTGTTTCTGCTGCATTAATTGCACCATGATAAAGAACAATTTTCTTTCTACCGTTATCTTCTAAATCAGAGGCTTTAATAAAGTTCTTAGTAGTATCGAATACTGAATTTACCACAAAGTCTACGTTACCCATTGGATAAACGCCAGTTTCTTTGAAATAAAATAAATTATTATTGTTATTAAATGAATTGAAAATTGGAGTTAAAGAATCCATTCGGTCTTTATTATTCAAGTTACAATCGTGGTTTCCTGCTATAAAAAAAGTAGTTGCTATCTCAGATAAATTTAATAAAAAATTTCTCGTCATTTCTACTAATTCCGGACTCATATCTGTTTTTGCGTGAACAATATCACCCGCAACATAAATCAAAGTATTTTTATGTTTACTAACAGTTTCACGGCAATAATCGTATAATCTATTAAATACTATTTCATATTCTTCATGGCGTTTATAATTTCTAATATGTACATCAGCTATGTGTATAACTCTATGTAAGTTAAGCATTCAAAATCCTTTGTTTAATAATATCGTATGTGTCTGTGTTTTTAGTTTTTCTTTTAATAGAAGTGAATTCTTTAAATCCAACTTCGTTTACATCTTTTTGTTCTAAGTTTATAATAGAAACATTTATTCCGTTTGCAACTAAATAACTTGAAATATTTAATGCATCTTTTCTTGCATCATTATCCAAAGCAACAATTACTTTCGGTGGTTTACGTAGTAATATTTTTTCTTTCAATAAGTTTGACATTAGTTTGCCGAAAAGTGGTATAGTGTTATATCTGGCACTAATTGCGTCAAACACACCCTCGACTAAAGTTATAGGTTCATTCCAATTAATGAACGAATCAAAACCAATAACGTCTTTACTCCATTTTGGATTTTTATATTTTAATGTATCTTCTTCAAAAATAGAACGAGAAACAAAAAAATTCAAATTGAAATTATCATCATACGATGGAACGATTATTCTACCAGAATAAGAACCAGTTGGACAATAACCAATATCATATCTAATCATATCGGTTCTACTGATTCCTCGTTTTTTCAAATAATTTATTGCCTGCTTTAACTGCATTTTAGTTTGTATGTCTTTTATTTTGCCGTATTCATATAGTTTAATAGTTTCTGTTGGAAGACTCAATACAGTTTCTTTTACTTCTTGTTTATTAGAAACATAAAGTTTTTTAGTCTTTATAATTTTATCCAAGTCTGTATAATAAGACCGATCAACTTTTAACTTTTTGAATAGTAAAGATATATTTCTACCCTTGGCGTTACTCACCCAACAATGCCATACATTTTGTCCATCGTTAGATGCACTTAAATCTATTTCTAATTTTGGTTTGTAATGGGAAATGAACGGAGAGAAAAAAGAGTAGTTATTGCCAGAAGTTTTTCGTCCTTTACCAAGAACTTTTTCTAACAAATTGAGTAAATCATAATTTATCATAACAACACTTTTTATAGAATAGTTTATATCACAAATATAATAAAAATTTGTGACAATTACAAACACTCATCCAACCATTCTTTTGGAATATCTTTTTTTGCCCACTTCCAACCTTTTTTATCACAATACTGAGCGTATGTGGTTTTACTTCCTTTGTATAACTTTGCGTTTGGATTTTGAAATACAAATCGAATATCTATTTCTGAATATTGTTCAAATATTAAATCAAACTTTAATCTGTCAGTTTTTACCCACCTACCCTTTGATTCAATATAAAGTATATTACCGTTTTTCTTAGTAAGAACAAAATCAGGAGTGTAATTGTGTTTTGTTGCTGGTTGTATATAGGATATTTTATGGGTTTCATAACCGAATTCTTTTTTCGATTCTTGAAGTGAATCATTTATATTGTCTTCCAATCCACTTCTAAATCCATTCTTTATTGCTACAGCGTTTCTTTTCATTACATATCAAATCGTATAATAATATTCATATCCACATCATCACGCTTTATTAGTGGGTTAGCCAATTTTGCAATTGCTATTAAATCTCTATCTTCATTATACAACCCAATCGTTGTTATATACGGATTAAAATTTCTATGCGATACATACGTATCTGCTAACTGTGGACCAAGATTTATATCTGTAAATAAAGAAGGATTTTGAGTAAAATTGAATTCACTTTTACGAATTTTACAAATAATTTCATGTTCAAAAAAAGTAGTTATACTTTTATATTCACCATCAAACCCATACGTTAAATCACTATAATCATAAGAACCACTTGAACCTAAAATAGAATTTTTATATTTTGGTCTTGGGTCAGAAACAACTACCATACCTTGTTTATAAAATATATTACCAATTCTTGCGGTTTGATACGCATAACCATTTACCAAACTATTATCATAAAGATGTGCAATTTCATCAGATGTTAATCCTTTACTATAAATTTTAACTTCATCCAACGAACCAGAAAGTACCTTATCATTAGTACCATCACCTGCTATATAAAATTTATGGTCATTATTAACTGTTTTAGTCATTATTTTATTAGCGGTGGAATTCAATGTACCATTTATATAAATATCATAGTTACTTCCAGTTTTTTGACAAACAACATGATTCCAACTTCCAGTTGCTAACATACTCGAAGTTACTTGCATACTCTCAACATCAGAACTTTGTCTGAAAACGATAGAGTACGGGTTGGTTGCTGTTCTATTTGTCAGATAAATATCAAATGGAAATCTGTTGGAATAAGAACCAGTTTCAATAACATCATCACCTATACGTAACATTTTTATTCTATTTTTGTTAAATAAGTAATTATGATCATATGTTTCTATTGATTGACTTGCGGGAACGTTTAACCAAAAACTAAATGCAAAATTGTTGGATCGATTAAAGTTAAATGTCTGATAACTATCCACACTTAAATATGTTCCATGAATTGCAGCAGAAACACCAGTTGGTTCGGCAGTATCGGTTGTTGGAATACCATTATGATAGGTTATTTTTTTATTATTGTTTATACGAATTATATTGTTATGGTGCGATGAATCTAGTATATAAATAGATTTATTATTTTTGTATTTATATTCTCTATATTTCTCATTAAATCCAATATCAATTAAACAACTTGAATAATCAACAAATTTTGTAGTATCAAATGAATTATCAATTAAGTTACCAAACTTATCATCTATTAAGGTATAACTATACGAAGGATTTGTACTGTAATTATTTATAGAAAAAGAACCTTTCTGTATACCTTCTCCAAAATTTGTCATGGGTAACACAAAAAGAGAACTAGTTTCCCACAAATAATTATTTGAATTTTCTTCGCCAGTATAATCATACATTCTATAATCAGAGTAAACTGTATAATAATTATGATCCAATGAATACCACAATTGTTTTGGATCAATACTTTGTGAAGTATATGAGTTACGATACATATCAGACGATAGATTTAATACATTACCAAAGTATTTATTGTTTTCTGGATATAAAGCCCTATAAACTTGTATTCCATGATTTTCATAATAATCAACGTCAGTAGAAATTGTATTAAATTTCCATTTTTTATTTGCTTGAAAATGTCTTACAGTATAATCACCTGCTTTTAATTGTTTCCAAGCAAAACTTATATTATTTCCAAATTGAAATGCCACTTTAATTTAACCTTATTCTAACGTGAAAATTACATTCTGTATTATGCTTTTTAAGTAATGGTTTTTCTAATTTACCAACAGCCAACAATTCATTTTTTCCATTATATAAACCAATCGAACTAATATAAACATGAGGCTCTTCCCTCATAGTTAAATATTTTAATTCTTTATTAGAACCAGAAACATACGTTGGGTTGTTTGAAGAATTCATTTCTGATGGTAATGCTCTACAAAAATAAGTTTCTGACATATATTCTTGTGAACCACGTCCCCACCAAGAACCAGTTTCAGTTCTAACTACATTTTGTGTTGTAGAACCACTAATGGAATAAAACAATTTCTTTATATTATCACCATCAATAGAAGCGGTAACTGTGTTAAAAGAACATGATTGATCAAGTACAACACCATCAAGTAGTATTAAACCTTTTCTTGGAAAAACAATACCCCATGCATCATTCTCACTTTCACCATATATACCATCATTTAAAGAACCAGAAACTAAATAATAATAATCTTTCAATTCTTCAGTATAAGTAATATATTCTTTACCATCAACTGAATCATCTATCAATGTATAAATAACAGATGAAGAAGGATTTGGATAAAAGTTACTACCAGTATTTATTAATTGATTAGTACTCGAAGAAATGGGTGCTAAGGTTAATTGAAAATTACCAATGTCTAATCTATCTTTAAATGAATTTCTATTAAAATGTATTGCATAAAAATAATCACCATTTTTATTATTCTTAAATGGAAACTTACCGTCAACTGTATCAAAACAATCTAACATATATTTACGAAACATTGTTTTTGCAGGTAATAATTCACTTAATTCGGTAAGTACGGTTACTTCATATGAAGAACCAGAACCACTTATATGAGCGTATGCTAAATCAAATTCATGGTAACTATTTGGATGTGTGGTTGGTTTATTATAAATAGACATGAAATATTTTTGATGGTCTGAACTAACAGTTCCACTTATAAAAGTATTTATTCTTTCACTATTATTGCAACTAAATAATCCAGTTGTTCGCCATTCTTTTATTGGTTCTGATATATCAGGTAAATTTGCACTATCCAACAATTTATATACTAAACTGTTACTTGTAATTGGTTTAGAATTTGAATATGTTATAGTAGGTAAAGTGGATATACTGATAGTTTCATTTTGTATATTAATAAATGTTTTATCAGGAAATCCCTCAGCTTCTATAAACTTAACGTAGTTTAATAAGTTATTAAGTATATATCGGTTTATTTGAAGTGAATTAATCATGTTATATACTATTTAAAAACTCTGGTTTATAATATTCACCAACAATGTCTCTATTCTCTACTATTATATCACGTTCAAGCCAATCTTCAAAATTATCCAATTGTGCAATAGCATTATTTATTCTATCTATTAAATTAGCGTATTCTATTTCATTTTTTGGATGAAATAAATTTGTATTATTTAATAGTTTATAGGTTGTATCAGCACTTATTTTAGAAACTATTTTATCGATTGTATCTTTTGTATTTTGATTATATAAATCGAATGCTGCACCTTCTTCTTGTAAAGCTAAAAGTCCAAGAATATCTATACTCGGAATCACATATACAACAGATTCTCCCAAATTAAATAAAATTTGTTCAATTTTAGCATCGTTATAATCATATATACCCATATTACCAATTTAACCTTATTTTTATTAGAATATCATTTTCGTATGATTTTTGTATCGGCTTATTTAGTTTAGCAATAGCAAGTAACTCATTAGTATCATTGTATAAACCAACCGTTGTTATATACGTAATCGGATTATCAATAAAACAATCATATTTCAAGTGTCCAACTTTAGTTGTATCTTCTGTAAGATATGTTGGGTTTGTACTATAATTAGCTTCATCAACTGGTATTCTTATAAAATAATGGTTAGTTGTTTTTTGTTTTACCGTTCTGCCAATCATTGGCTTATTTAATATTGCTGCACCACTTATTGCGGTGTGTATTTTCCAAGAATTATCACCTACAACATTACTTCCACTTACAGAATTAAAATTCAAATAACTATTTAACTTACCACCATCCAATACTATAACGCCAATATTTGGAAATATCTTACCGTAAGTTGTTACGTTACTGCCAGTTGATGTTGAATGAATTCCGTTTGTAAGACTTCCACTAACAATATCATAATAATCTGTTGGATCTTCTGTACAGAATCTATTGTCATCACCATCACCAGAATTATCAATAAGTGATAAAACTTTATTAGAAGAACTTACTTGAACATTACTACCAGTATAATATATATTCGGATATGCAGTACCGTTCAATTCAGCTAAGTTTATCTCAAAATTACCTAAATCTAATTTATGTGAAAGTCCATTTCTATAATAGTTTATAACATAAACATCTTTTGGAGTATTTGCTGATCCAGAATCCAAGAACATAAATCTTGATTGTGTTGCTTCCATTCCTAACAATCTAAACTGTGAGTATATTGCTTTGGCAGAACTATCACTATAATCATAGTTATATCCCATTGAACCAGAACCTTCATAATGTCCGTATGCTACTGCATAAAAAGGAGTTACATCACAGGTATTACATCCAAGTACATCGTAATATATTTGTTTAGACGCTGTAGTTTGAGTTGAACTTGTGTAATAACAATCAAGAGAAGAAGAACCATTGAATATACCGTACACTTGATTCTTAGATACACCAGGTAAAATATCACCACCGTAAAGTAATGGATGATATAATTTAGCAATACTTGGATTACATATTGCAGAACTAGCTCTTCTTGTACTAACTACTCGTTGTCCTTTTGTTAAGAACGGATAATCTGGATTAAACGGAAATATTTTTAATATTAATCGTTCAGGTATTGTTCTTTTAATTCTATTACCATCTAAATATTCAAGTGCAGGATAAACATCGTAGCATTCATGAACACTAACTTCAACACATCCACATAAATCTGTTGGATCTGGAGTCCAGCCTTTATCTACACAATACTCATCGGGAACACAACCTAAGTTATTTTTAGTAAATTCTATTGTGTTAATGTCTGATATTTCAGAAACAAAATCTCTTGTTCTATCACTACTATATAATGGATAATAACCTTCTTCAAAAATGTATAATTGACCTACGTTTGGTCCAGAATCTTCTTTAAATACATTATTTTTTCCGTATTTCTGAACTGCTAAATAGGTTGCAAGTTTACCACGAGTAATTTCACCAGAGTCAACACCATTTGTGTCAACAGATCCAAACTTATACGTAAACAAATAATCATCTATTTCAGTTGAACCATTAGGTGGTGGTGCAAAATCTGGATTACTAATTGCGTTTTCGGCGAAGTAATAAACATTATCGCCAAGTGAACCACCTGTTCCAATAGTTTCCGCTGCACCACATTGTACTTTAATATATCTTTTTCTTTTTCGCTTTATGTCTAATCTAAAAGTTTCTGCAGTTGCGGTATAACATGGATTACTTGAAATGGATTTTCTTTCCACTTTGTTCATCGATGTTTTTTGAATATTTATATTATCTTCAAAAATGAAACGTCCTCTGTTACGTATAATAACCGCTGCATTATCAGCAAGAGAAGTTGGAAATGCGAATTCTAAGTCTCTAAATAATTTAGTATTATCATCATAATCATTTCTAAAATCATATATATCTTGAAAAATAGGTGTGTCTTCTAACGCCAATGACCATTGAAATTTATTTTCGGTCCCGATTTTGATATATGGAACAAAACACGCTTTAGCAACAGTTGTTAGATCTTTTGGTGGTGGTTGTCCAGTTGAACCATTACCACACCCATCGCCAGTTCTTTGCTCTTGAGCTTCTATTAATAATGTTTTTCCTTTTACACTATTGAATGTATCTAAAGCCTGAGTAGATGGTACTGTTGCTGTTGTGCTAAGAATTAAATCATTCGGACTAAATCCTGCATCTATTAAAAATCGTTCTAATATAATGACAGCCGAATTACTTGTTACTTGCTTACCAATATCGATAACACCGTTTTCTGTCCAGTTAGTATACTGAGGTGCGTTTGAAACACTTCCCCATTTTAGTGGCGCAACGCCAGACTTACCAAACTCTTTAAATATTTCACTAAATACTTTAGGTGTAGACGCAGGTAAATCTTTTGAACAAATATTTTGGTTGGTATTGTATATATTTGTCTTGCCCAACAATACCTGTAATAACAGAAATTTATCGTCTACTGTAATGTCTAATGAATTATATAAAGTTTCAGCGATAGTTCTTACATTGAAATATCTTTTATATGTTATTTTACCCAAAACGGTGGGGTCAGTAGGACATTGTTGCGCATCTATCAATAATTCTGAATTTATTCTTACTAATGATTGGTTGTCCGGAGTACTACCTTTTAGTTTAACAAAGTCACCGTCATATTCAGGCTGTTGCGTTTTTGTACAGCATCTACGTACTTGATATTCTAATACAACCGGTTTTCCTATATTTATATTTCCATTACCCGCCGGAATTATTTGATCCGGTCCCTCTGTTAATTCTCGTATCCGAATTTTGTCAAATTTAAAGTTAAATTCTGTAGGTGAACAAGTTAGAGTAGGAATTGGTAGTATAGATGTACTAGCTACAATTTTCATTATAGTTTTTATAGGATCGGCACCAGGTATAGGACTTGGTCCAAAATATATAGACCATACAGTTCCAGACTTTTCTGATGCGAATCCTAATGAACCTTCTAAATTAGAATATATTTTGTCCACTCTAACAGCAGGTCTAACACCATAATCGGGATATACTTCATCAGACCAATCTTCGAAAGTTCCAGCAGCTGGTGCTTCTAAATAATCAGCGTAAATAGTAAAAAGATTTATTAAGTTACTATAAACTGTAACTGCACGTTGTAGTGGCTGGATGTCAATATCAGCAAACCGTGGGCTAATTTCTGTGCTTAATAATAGATTCAAATCAATTATTTTGCCCCTCAACACAAAGGAGTCTTTCTGTAAAAATGCTTGATACGCATCTATGATGGCTGTTATTTCGTTGGAGAAGTAGTATTGATCCATATTTACCTTAGAAATCTAATTTTATTTTTATTGAAACTTCTTTATCGAATGTTTTTGGAATTGGTTGATTTAGTTTAGCTACCGCTAGTAAGTCATTATTGTCATTATATAAACCAACGGATGTTACATATGTTCTTGGATTATCGTACATTCCAGCCCATTTAACTATATTTGTACTACCAGAATAAAAACTTGGATTATTAGTATAGTTAAATTCATTATTATTAAGTCTTGCAAAATAATATGTACTTGCATACATCTCACTTGTTTTAGCTGTGAATGAACCAGTTGTTGAACTAATTGTCATTGCTCCACTAATTGATGTGAATAATTTTTTAGCAGAGTCATCACCACTTGCAGTAGCAGGACTTCGGAGTGTTGCAAAAGAAGCAGAGGTATCTAATGCTCTACCATTCAAAACAATAATACCATTATCTGGATAAAATAATCCCCAAGGTGTTGTGTCTGCTGTATAAATTCCATTTAAAAGACTTCCACTTCTAATATTAAATACTCTACCACCTTGTGTTGCTAATTCTGTAGTTGATGCTGTTGCATCATCTATAAGTGTAACAATTTTATTTGAAGAAGAAACAGTACCGGTAGTGTTTAGTTCTGCCAAAGAAAGTTGCCATGTATTAGTATCTATTTTATCTTTGTACCTACTACGATTAACATTTATAACATAGATGTATTGTGATGTTTCATTATTTTCAAATGTAAATAAAGGAACACCTGGCTCTAATAATAATTGACGATATTGAGAGTAAATTGCTTTTGTTGGATAATCATAAAGATTTGTTCCAGTTGAGCCAGTAGATGAACCACTACCATACAAATCACCATACGCAACAGAAAATTGAATCGCAGAACCTTGACTATTAGATTGACTATTATAAACATCGTAATAATATCTTTTCTCATTTGAAGACTGAACAGAACTCGTGTATATATTACGTAAGTTTGCTTGTCCACCTGACCAAAGAGGAGCTGTTACAACTTGTCTTTGATAATTATTAATTGATGTTACATCGAATCGTTTTAAAGAAAACGAATCACTTAGAGAATTATCTACATTCGAAGAAGGTAAAAGAGTATTTGCCATGACTAATACTCCAGCTTAACAGTAACCGATAACATATCATTATTCTCATGTTTAATTGGCTCACTTAATTTAGCAATCGCCAATAAATTTTTAGAATCATCATATAATCCAATAGAAGTTACATAAATAACAGTTTGACCAGGTATGCCAGTTGTAGTAGATCCTTTCCATCTCATATCAGAATATTTTATTAGACCAGTAACAGTTTTACCTGGTGAATATGGATCTTCACTACCAGGAGGTAAAACCCAAGTTGGATTTGATGTTCCAAATCCTTCCGATGTTGGCATAACACTAATATAATATTGTTGAGATTTTTTTACATCGATTGACCTAGCTTGAAAACCAGAAGTGTGAGCTGCATAAGCGCCAGAAATCGATGTAAATAATTTATGTGCATTATCACCGTTAGCATTACTTGCTGTAAAACTGTTAAAGGATGCTGATTTATTTAGTACATCAGCAGATAACAACATTAGACCCAAACTAGGATAAACTACTCCATAAATTTCTCGTCCACCGTTGATTGAAGCACCATTATTATAAATACCGTTTGAAAGTGTACCACTCACAATAGCCCTTGGTTTTGATACAGAAGCAGGTGAATCTACTAATTCATTATATTCTAACGCGTTATTACTAATATCACCAGAGTCATCGATTAGATGAATTAATTTACCAGCAGGTTTCACCCTAACATTACTTCCCGTGTGATATTGCATTTCAACATAAGAACCACTCAATTCAGCAACATTTAATTGGAAATTACCTGGATCTAATTTATCACCAAATTTATCACGATTAATTGAAACTGCATAAAAATGTTCCAATGGTGTATTTGTCAAAAGCTCTGTTGCTCTCGAACCAGATAATAATAATCCAACTTCATCACCATCCAAACAAAGTAATCTATGTTGATTATATATAGCTCTGGTTGGTGTATCGCCTGTTAATGATAAATCATCTGCATCATACAATGAACCAGATCCACTTATGTTACCATACGCTACTGCAAACATTCTTTCATCATCGCATGTTAATGAGGCGGATGCCCAGATCTCATAATAATATTGTTTAGAAGTTGCTGTTTGTAAAGAACTTGTGTAAAAATTAGTTAATGTAAACCCAATATTAGAACCCCAAAGCGGCCTTGTTGGTGTATCCGTGTATATCATGGGACTATTTATTTGATCCATTAAAGTTGTTATTGGGAAATATATTTGCGGTGCTGCCATGTCTTTAATTCCTATCTTTTTATTATAAAAAACCAGTTATGAGTTGCTACGATAAAGATAACCGTCTATCTCAGTTGGTAATACGCGTCCATTATTACTTTTAGTCCATGAATATGTAAAATTCAAAACAAGTCTTGAACCATATTGTTCGTTTGTAATAATAACTTTTGTGCTTTTTGTACCCTGACCAATTTTATCCTTACCATAAACTAAAATTTCTAAGTTATTATTAGTAGTAGTTGCAGGAATACCAGATATAGTTTTTGAGTTACCAGAAATTGTAGATGATATAACAGATGTTGGAGCAGCAGCCCACAATTCCATGTATGTTTGATCTAATATAGTAACCGTATATGTTTGTGTTGTGTTTGGAGTAAAGATGCCAGGAACACCTGTATACTGTTCTGTCTTTATTTTAACTTGCTGATAACCAGTGTCATTTATACCTGCAATCGAATTTTCACCACTATAATTATTAAATGAATATGAAGTTGTACCATCGGATGTTTTTAAAAATGGAATAGATATTGTTCCTTTTGGTAAAGAAATTAATTTATATTTCATTGATTGAGTTTCATCAGGAACAGCTTCAGTAATTGGTGTATTTTCAATAACAACACCATAATATGCAGAACCACCACCATGATTCGGATTCCATAAATCATAATCAATTTCATCATCTGCAAGAGCAAATTGTGTGATTCTAAATTTACCATCACCTTTTGCTAAAAGTTCTCTTCCCTTTTTAGTAAGAATTGCGTCAACGGTTACTGTACCATTATTACTTAAATAACCCATACCATACTCCTTTTTATATAATTATATTCTCAATATGACAAATCAATGTAACCCACGAAACGATGGGTATGTTTTTTATATAAATATGAAACCGATAGTATTTTATACATTTTTTTTATTATTTATTTATTCTATAACAAATGAAACATCTTCAAGAATATTAGTTGAAAGTACTTCAACTATTGCGCCACCACCTGGTATTACTGCTGGATATGTTATATCATTAATTCCTTCGCCATTAGTACCTTCAAGTTTACAACCAGCAAACATATAATTTTGTTGTGCAGTTCTTAAATCATCTGGATTAACATAGTCAGTATCAACAAAAATATAAGAACTTGGTTGGTTGTTTACATACTCTTCCATCGTAGAATAAACTGGCTCAGGTGTTTGATAATGTCCACCAATTTTAATTGGAGCATTAATTTGATCAAATGTACCAGTAGTTTGCTCTGTTTCATTTGGTGTAATTGTTGTTGTGTTATTAACATACTCAGATGGAATCGGTATTGTTGAAATTGTACCAATAATATCGGGTGTATACCAGAATGTAGTTTTTCCATCTATATCTTTAGTTGAAACTGTTGGTTTAAGATTAACATTAGCATCAATTCTTTTTACATTAGCAACGAATGATTTTATTTTAGAACCAGTTATAAAAGTTTTTAGTTTATTATGTTCACTTATAAAAGATTTTTTAGGTATAAGTATACTCCCACTCGTTTTACTTAAATTAGAAGTAGTAATATAAGTAATATCTTTTTCGCCATTAATATCTTGCAATTCTGTTTCAAATGTGTTTCCAATTTCAAATTCACCACCGTATTCTAAAATTTCACTATCATAATTTTCATCAAACCCAATAGTAACAGTTGATTTAACTCTATTCAATTTTAATGATGGTGAACCTAAAGTTGAAATATCATTTGTTTCCACACTATCTGATTTTTCTACTGCAAAATCTCTTGTAGTTTTTACTTTAGATCTTTCTAAAACATTTGGCTCAACCACTAATCCCAATATTTCGTTAACACGAAGTGGTAAAACTTGACGTATTTGATCAAATATACTAAAATCAAATTTTGCTATCGAATCGATATATGCAGTAAAATCGTTTTTATTTGAATATTTTTTCCAGTATTCTTTAGCTAAGAATTTTAAATCTGGATATTCCTCTAAATTAACAGAATCATATCCACCGAAATAATCATCTAATACTGTGTATCCTAAAGATTCATAAATATCTTCGTTTATTATGTGCTGAGGTGAAAACGCAACCATTAATTTACTTGAATCAATTGATTGTTTATCGAATTGTGTTACCGTTACTGATTCATCGATTTGTAAAGAATCTTGTAATGAAGCCGAATCTATTCTTACTTTTTCAGTAAATGGCGTATTGTTTGCTATTGTAGCAACTTCCATATTATATGTTTCGGCTAAAGATTCAAACGATGAAGTATTAAATCCATTTAGATACGCTGTTTTAGAAGAAGAATAAAATGTTTTCTTGGTTTGATCGGGGTGACTACTTATAAAGCTAGTAGTTACCGCAGCATCGAATTTTTTCCAGAATTCCCATTGTCCTTGTAAATCATAGAAAGAACCAGTTGGATTATTAGAATTATATGCCCTCGGTGCTAACACATGATTATCAAACGAAGAAGTTTTTAATATATTAGACCAATATCTTAATTCAAAAATTGAACCAGATAGAATTTTATCAGTCTGTGGATTTGAACCAGAGCCAATATATAACTGTCCATCAGACGCCCACGCTTGATTATAACTACCACTTATACTTCCACTTATAACAATACTTGCTGATTGTTCAATTACAATCTTACCGTATTTTCCTGTTTTAAGAATAAAATCATATATTTGATTTGAAGAAGTTAAATCGGTTGATACTCTTCTTTGTAACATAATGTTTAGTGGAACATCATCATAAAGGTATTGGTCTGTGATTGAAGCAGATGTATACTCCCCTGCTACTGTTGTATTACTTAACGTACCAATCTGAACTGGTGATGAACGGTTTATGATTGTATTGTCACCAACTTGTCCACTTGTATTATTACCCCATGACCACAGTTCACCATTTGTTTTTAACGCAACGGCATGTGCTAACCCTTGACTTGTTACACTCCAATTAGATAAAGTACCAATTTGAATGGGTGAAACTAAAGTAGCACCAAAGAATGGATCTCTACCAGCTTGTCCTTCATCATTTTTCCCCCAACCCCACAACGTTCCATTAGATTTAATACCCAATGATGTACCATAAGATAATCCACCGGCATCCATTGAAGCAAAAACTGTTGCAAATCCTGTACCAATTTGTACAGGTGAAGATTGTGTGGTTGTAGTACCATCACCAAGTTGATAGTTATCATTATACCCCCAACTCCAAAGTGTCCCATCGGTTTTAACTGCTAATGTATAATATCCACCAGCAGAAACTACTGAATAACCTGAACCAATTTGTACGGGTGAAGATTTATTAACAGTTGTATTATCTCCCAATTCACCAAAAGTCCCTCTACCCCAACCCCATAGCGTATTATCATTTTTTATCGCAAATCCATGGTTTGAACCAGCAGATATAGATGACCAAGTTGATAAAGTTCCTATTTGAACTGGAGATGATTTATTAACAGTTGTACCATCGCCCAATTCACCATTTCCATTAAAGCCCCAACTCCAAAGTGTACCGTCAGTTTTAATAGCGAATACATGGTTATTTCCACCTTCTACTTTTGACCAATTAGATAAAGTACCAATTTGAATTGGACTTGATGTAGTTGTAGTAGAATTATTTCCAAGTTCGCCATAAGTCTGTGCTCCCCAACCCCAAAGTGTACCATCTGTTTTAATTGCTAATGTATAATAATCACCAGTGGTAACATAATACCAATCAGATGAAGACCCAATTTGAACTGGACTTGATGTAGTTGTAGTAGAGTTATCACCTAGTTGTCCACTCGTATTTAATCCCCATGCCCAAAGTTCACCATTTGTTTTAATTGCAGAACTATGGTTGAATCCTGCTGATACTTTTGACCAACCATCAGTTGTAGTAACGTCTTCGCCTTTCATGTGAAAAGTTAAACTTCCTTTGTCATAATCAGTTCCATCGTTTGCTATTGTTACATACCAATCTAATCTACTACCAGATTGTTTTTGTAAAATAGTTTGAACTTTATTATCATGGTACGGATAGTATTTCGCATCATGCATTTTCCAACGGAAAGTTAAAGTATCAGGATATTGCCATTGATTATTAGCGTTGTTTACTTTTTCCCAAGGAACTTGTACATATTGATTTGTTTTTGGTTGCTGCTTACTTCCTAAAAAGTTAAGATAATATGTTTGTTTATCCCACTCTGCTCTTGGAATTTTACCAAAGTCTGCATTATCAGGACCACCATATTCACGAATTGAAAGAATAGTTGAAGGAATTCCATATGCGGAAAGTAATGCCTTTATACTTCGTGAAGTACCTTTACTTTTATATACATACGGAAGAGTATTTAATATTCTTCTCCAAACTTCCTTTGTTCTGTCTTCTTCTGGCTTTGAAAGATATTTATTTATTGTAGTTTTACCAGTCCAAATAGGTTCACCACTTCCACTTAATCCAAGTGCGTATTCCCAAAGGTCTTTTGTTTGAGTTCCACTTGAAAGTGTCCATCCTAAGTTTTTAGTTACTTCATAAACTAAATCTTGTGAAAGTCCATCTTTTGGATTTTCTTTTCTTGTGTTTTTCTTTAAAATATGATCGGTGTATAAATACAAAATGTCAAAGTGCTGACCAATCATATTTACAAATGTTTTAAATTGATTACTTTGACCATCATCCAATATGTATTCTGGTATAGCTTTATTGAGTGAATTATAATTTTTTAAATCGTATGCAAGTCCCTCATCCAATACATCATCGTGCCAATCGAGAGCAGTATCAGACAAAACAGAATATAATTTATATTTACCGTCTTTAGTTAAAATATGGTAATCACTTGAAGTTGGATTAACTTCATATTTTGGAAAAGGTGTAATTATTGCAGCGGACTGACTAGTATAAAAATTACTTGAGGTTGTTTCATAATACATCCATTTTTCAAAATCATCAAATCCTTGGGTAATTTTATCTCGTAAATGTTTAACATTAATAATGTTCGCACTAACAGAACCCGTATATGTATTCAATAAAGATAACTGTGTATTATATGTTTCAATCAAACCAATTTTATAAAAGAAATTATCAATCCTGTCTTCTGCTGAAGAATAGAATATAAAGTTTGAAAAGTCTCTAAAATCCACATTTAATTTTACAGACGAACCTGTGTTATTTATATAACGGTTTAATATTTCTTGCGAAGTTTGAACATTTGTTGATAATAAATCACTCCAAGATTTATAATCAGTTTCATTATTAACCCAATAATCGTAATCTACTTCAAAATTTGGTCCCTTAATGTAAGGAATCATTTCCATTGATTCTTGTCTAAGAACAGTTATATTATCTATCCAAGGTTTTAATATTTGACTCCCTAACCAACATTCGTAATATAAATCAATTTCAGGTGGAAGTGTGTCATATAGTTTAACATAGAAATATGTATCATCACCATCAGATGTGATATTAATAACATCTACAATTAAATTTTCACCAAAATTTAATATAATCGGTGGTAAATAAGTTGTTGATGATAAATAGTTTAATACAAATTGTGTTAATGAAGTTTTTGCTGATGTATTATTTGGATATTTAAGTGTTAATTTTAATTCTTTTCTATCCTGTGAAATATCTGCTATAAATAATCTTCCATTTTCATCAGTAGATCCACCGATAAGATTTCTAAAAAAGTTATAAACAATTTTGTAGTTATCTACTGGTAATTGTAATAAATTTTGAATATGGTCATGCACATCTATTAAAACATATTTTCTTGTAGTAACTTGAGTTTCTTCACCTATAACAATGTTCTCAGTTCTTGATTCTATTTTAAATGGTAAGTCATACAAAGAAGAATTATCAACATAAACTGTATTTTTCATAAATACGTGTAGTTCAAGTGATGATTCCTTACCAAAATATTGTTCTTCCGTATCATTCAATACAGGAACAACTAATTTTCTTCTAACCGAAGATAAGCGTGTTCTTGAACCACGAATGGGATTCGTTGCTGAAAGTATTGAGTCTATATTTGTATAATTAAAATTTGACATTAAAATATCCTATGTTATACTATAACGGTTACTGCTTTTGTGTATTGTTTTACTTTATTAGCGTCTAATTTTTTTCCATTTTGTTGATTTGCACCATTAAATTCCAAGGTTGCCCAACGTACGTCAGAACGTGTCCACGTTTCATCAGTAAGAAGACAATTACTTGCATTAAATCTATTCATAGGTTGTTTTCCTGGTGTGGCAGTTACACCATCGATTACAAAAAGAAACTGATTATTGGAACAATTAAAATCCGCCATTATTACCGTAATATCGGTAATTCCACCTAAATCCGAAGAAGTCTGAGGATACCCCTTTAGAGTGTTCAATAAATTGTCCGAACAATCATATCTATAAAACGTATTACGCTGTGCATTAGCAACATCACCGTCTAATTTAGTAAAAGCACCAGTTTGTGGACCACCTAATAAATCTTTTAATTTATTTTTAGAACAATCAACTGTTCCATCGTAAACAGTTTGTGGTGAACCTTGTAATGAGGTTAACAAATTATTAGAACAATTAAATTCAGAACACTTAGACGGTGCGCCTGCTAAAGTTGTTAACCCAACACCAGAACAATCAAATATTCCATTAACAACACCGAACTTTACCATAAGTGCCCCATTTTTTACCGCTTGTGATGAAACTTTTACACTTCTGAACACATTCATAACTCTACCGCTTGGAGTGTCAACATACGAGACGTCAGTATCTTGTAATCCAAGAGCTGTTAATATATTAGGATCCGTAGTTGGCCCGTCTGGTGGTGGTGGTGGTGGTGGTGGAGTATCATTTGCACCACCATCGGCTGCAGCAGCATCAATTACTGAATTTTGTAAATCTATTATAGATTGTTTTGTATCAGATATTGCATTAGCTGTGTCTACAAGATTTTGTTGTAATTGTAAATTTTGTAATTTAAGTTGTTCAATATCAACATCTTGTTTTGTATTTGTTGCACTTATATTATCTACCAACGCAGTTTTTAACTCTGTTGCTGATTTTTCTGCTTGTTTTCTTTGAGCAACCACTTCGTTTTGTATCCTTGCTAATTTTTCATCTGCTTGTCTTTGTAATGAAACATTTGCTTCACGTAATCTTTCTGCTTTTGAAACAGCAAGTGCTCTTTCAGCAGAAACCGATGATAAAACATCATCAAATTTTGAAATTGTTTGTATTTGTTGACTTATAATCGAATCCTTAGTTGCTAATTGTTCTTGCATTTGATTCATTTGATATTGCATGCCAGTAACGGTATTGCCATCGGTACTAATTAAATTAGATATATTAGTTAAAAATTCTTTTTTAGCTAATTCTGCTTTTTCTGAATCACTTAATGTTGTTGATGGTTCTTGTCCAATTATTTTAGCAAACTCACCCGGTATCAATGCTCTATTCTGAATACTTCTTATTTTCTTATTTATATTTGCTTCCGCGGAAGTAGCTTCTTTCAATGACTTAAAATTAGTATCTATTATTCGAGAAAAATCTCTACGCAAAAATCTTCCATCTAATACTGCTACATCAAGAACCCCCTCGTTTTGAATTCCACTATCATCGGTATAACTTAGTATTCCACCGCTTACTGCATCTCGATTTAACATAATTATCTCGTAACCTTAAAGTAATAATTGTTATCAAATATTTGAACATTATCTCCGCCCGATGTTTCTACTTTTAATACTATTCTATAAAATCGTTCTGGTTGAAAAGAGTTCATCCATAAATTAAAATAACTACTTGTACCATCACAACTTATTTTTGAACCAGTATAATCAAAAGGTAAAATTACTTCATCAGTATGTGCATCTCTTACTTCATAATAAGAAGATGACGGTAAATAATAATTTGTTAAATGATATGCTTCAGTTGTATAATTTTTTTGTGGAAATCTTTTATTAGCATGTATTTTTATTTTTGGTTTTTCATCTTGTGAATAAAACTTCTTTAACTTAATGTTTGGTGTTAATCCGTCAACATCTACTCGTGTTAAACTTCCAGTAATAAATATAGAATCGTCCCAAACAACGTGTAATCTTGGAACATATATTGTATTACTATCAGTACCAAAAAATTTAAGACTTGTTAAACTTTCGCCTGAATTTTCAAGTTCTTGACTGAACTTCATAATTAAACCATCGTTTACAAATCTACCAGAACCAGTTATCCATTTTTTAGCTATCTGAGAAATGTTCATATAAATGTCAGAAGATTCATATGAAAACGATTGTGTACACTCTACATTATCATATGTCCACCATGTACCACCACCTTCCTTAGAATTATAAGATGAAGTAACATACGCTGAAAGGTTTACACCAAATAAAAGGTTAGCATCAACCCAAGTTAGTGAAGCATTATCCCATTCATAATTTGCAATTGTAGGTGGAATATTCCATTCAGTTGCATTTGCTTTTGATGTTCTATATTTCCAAGAAGTGCCATCGGTAGTTATTGGATTATTAAAATATTTTCCAGTTCCGTTTGTCCAAGAAGAACTTAGTGGATAAGCGTAAACAGTATATTCTTGTGGTATTTCTCTAACGTCAGCAGAACGTAATGATAAATAGTATTTTGCGTTTTGAGAAATTTTACCACTATTAACTCTACTTTCTATTTCGTCCATGTCAAATTTCATTAAAACACGACTATTATAAACTAAAGATGATGTAGATGCTTTTTCGTGAGATAATTCTAATAATGGATCTAATCCGCTATTAAGTGTTTCAAATTTTTCATAAATAGTTGTATCTTTTTGAGCGTATAGTGTATAAATCATCCGAATGCCCTCACTCTACCAATAATATCATTATCTGGGTATTTTATTTCAAAAATAGAAGGATCTAAAGAAGGGAAAACAATTCCATTTCTTGTTGCTTCTTGTAAATTATAAGCATTTGGTGAATAACCTAATGTTTGATCGTATTTATTTGTTAACTTAACATCAACAACGGTTTGTACACCCTCTATTCTATCCAATTCGGTGAATATATTACTAACTATAATAGGTTGATTTATTTGCCATTTATTTACATCAAAATATTGTTTTAATCGGTTTATACATCTTAATATAACTTGATTACTATTTTGATCTGGAAACGTTATTATATCAAATTCAATACCAATATTAATTACATACGCATCACGAATGTTAATAGCGTCTGTTAATATTCTATGATAATTCAAATAAGTTTTTAAGTTTTCTTTAGTTGCATCATTAATAAGAGTTAATTTATTATCAGCGTCATATCCTAATACATAAAAATTTAAGGCTAAATTATTCTGAATTCTTTCTGTATTATATATGGATTCAACCGTTAACTGTGTATCTTTTGTAATATACGCTTTTGCAATAGAACCGTACTTAGAAGGTAACGTGTAAGCCCTAATAATATAATCTTCTTTGGTTACCGCTCTGTTTTGTGAAGCAAAATTTGCTAAAGCATTATTTCGTATTTCGTTTATTTCATCACCTGCTTTACCACCTATGGCGGGCTTTGGATTTGTAACCGCTAAACTTGCAACTATCTGAGAGTATAAAACACCATCAAGTCCAGATTCATCCAACAGTATACTTCTAGTTAAAATTCTAGTAAGAGTATCACTTGCAACATTATCTTGAATACCTGTACCAGTCGTGTAATAAACTCTAATTGTAGTTTTACTTGGAGCAAGTCCGTATGTTTTAGTATATAAAAAGTTAGATGGGTCTATATCTAAAGAAACAGAACTTTCTATGCCAGTTAAAGAATTTCCAATTAATTCTGGATTAGGTATTAGTTCCTCATCATCTAAGTCAGCAACTCCTGCACCAAATTGTATTTCATAAATTCCTTGATCAACTGTTCTTAAAGTGAATCTTCTTGCAACTTTCTTTAATTTAAGAAGATATGGTGTTTCATCTCTATATGCGGATAACTCTGTATCATTTCTTGCAATATTTATAACTGGCTCAAATATTGTATCTGCTGCTAAGTACGGTACATTATACCAAGTATTGTTATCCGAATCAATACCATATAAAACTTCTATGAGATTTGGATTATTTAATACAACTCTATCATATGGTTTTGGATCGTCAAATTCATAGTCTTGATACTCTACTTTACCAGAAACTGCTTTTACTGATTTTTTTAATAACCAAAATAAAACTTCACCATTCACATCTATTTCAAACGGTGTTACTTCCGTTGGATCAATATTACTACTAAATTTAAAATCAATAAAATCAACTGTTCTAAATTGAACATTAGTGTTAGTTGACGAACCAACTACCATACCAGGTTCTATTGCAAATCCATATGAATAATCTGGTACAACTTGACTTCCACTAGTAGAAACTATAGTTTTAGCAGGAACTATTTGAAAAACATCAAGTTTTACATTAGCAGCAATTCTATTTTTAGGCATATATCCAAGAGACTGTGCCGTATTTAATATGTTTACACGTTCAGTTGCGTGTAAAAGCATTGTTTCTTGAAGAGTAACATCTGTATAATATGACAAAACATCACCAACATATGCAGCCATTTCTAAGAACATCATACCAGGTGATGCTTCATTAAAATCTTGATATGTATTTGGAAAATAATTTTTCGTAAAATCAATAAGGTTTTGTTTCAAAGAAGAGAAATCTCTTGAAAGATAACGAATGTCTTTTTTAACTAAATCAGCCATTATAGATTGCCTCTTGTATTAGTAAGTTTCCTGTATCTGATATAAATATCTGTATAGGTAGATAAATGTTTGTACCACTAATTTTTACAACTAATTTTATAGAAACAGCATGACCTGGATCATCTAATCGTGGATCAACTGCTGGTATTATTGTTTCTAATTGAACGATTGTTAAAAACGGCATCCATTCTGAAATAGCAGTTTCTATTTCAGAATTTAATCTACTTGTAAAATCGTCTTCACTTGAAATGTTATCAAACAATATAGTACGAATATCCGTACCAAAAGTTGGCAACATATATCGTTCACCTTTTGAAGTCAATAGAAGATTTTTCAAGTTAGATAAAACTTGTTGAGTATTTGTAAAACTCTGTTTAAATATACCAACGTCGGCATTAAACGGAACTAAAACACCAATTGGTTTACCCAAATTTATATCTGGATTATTAGGATTTACAACTTCTCGTTTTCTTCTAAATATTGACACTCATTATCTCCCTTTTTTCTCATCCATTTTTTTAACAAGTGCAGAGTAATCTCTTGTTAACGCACTCATTACTTCTGTTGGAACTTCGTTTGGATCAACACCGTGTGGTATAGCACCGTATTTAGAATTACCTAATCCGCTTGCCATATCAGATGTGAATGAAAATTCACCGTCTAAATCGTTGCTTTCTTGTAATGTTCTTCTTGTTTCTGCTAAAATATCTTGTATAGAACCAAAATTTGATTTTGATTGTTTTGGTTTTTGTTGCGGTTTAGGTTTATCTTGATATTGCTTTAATAAAGATAACCCATGCTCAATGGTTTCTTTTTGACTTTTTTTGACTACCGGTGGAGTATTTAATTTTTTATCCAAAGCGTAATCTATTTCTTCTCTGATTATTTCTCGGATTTTCTTAAAAAACTGATTCGATTCCATCTGAATACCTACTCAATAATTATTAATAATAACCTATCTAAAAATATAAATATCATTTTTATATATTTTCGGTAATTTAAGGAAACCATTAATAATAAATGTAGTATAAATATTTTATTTTTATGGTGTTATAGATTTATCATATTTATAATTAAAATGCCACACTTCTTGCCAATATGAAAACCAGTTATATTTTCCACCATTTTCTCTAATCCATTTTTGAACAGGAGTTTGTCTATCTTGTTGATATTTTTTATAATTAGTTCCATATCCAGTATCACCAATTGAACCCGCAGCATTACCAATATCAATTGCTCTACCCCTTTGATGAAATGATCCCGCTCTATATTTTTTTGGTTGACTACTATGGTATCCCATTGGTGGTGCTACATCATTTCTATTGCCATCAGTAGTATAACTATCAAGTCCAGGTTTTTTAATGAGATCTTTTTCTTTTGGATTATTTGGATCCATATATCTATGTGTCTGATTAAGTTGTGGTTTCTGATTCTTCCAAAGAGAAATTTGTTTACCTACTGTTCTTGTTGGATCTCCGCTACCAAAACCTATTTTAATCCCTGCTGATTTTGCAGCCGCTACCATTGCAACAAAGTCTGGTACTGCATTGGTTCTTAAATGTTTACCAGGAAATCCTGGTATTGGTGTTATTATACCTTTTTGTACAGCAACTTCTTGAGTATCTAATATAGTTTCATCATCCTGATTTGTCCCACCGTCATTTCCACGAGAAACTGGTAGTTTTGTATGTTGTCCTTCATTTGATTCTGATGGTTCTATTTTTGCAGGTGCAGGTGCAGCTGGTTTTTGCTCAATATACGGTAAAAGAAAATTATACATTCTTCCTGTTAATTTACCTTTTTCAGTATCAATTCTTGTATAATAATCTTTGAATATACTTGTTGTATATATCTTAGAATCCAACCCACCAACTCTGTGTCCATCCCCTCCAGATTTAACATTAGAAATAAATACTGCACCATTTATCCAATTATCACCTGCTAATATTGCAAAATCTTTGAAGTTTGTTTCTTTTACAGCAATGTGATATGGACCACCACCTGGAATAGAATCTGCTCCCCTTGGTGTTGTATTACCACCAAAGGTAACAATCTTACCAGTTTTATCAAGATACACTAAAACTTCTGCATATAATTGATTAGATTGTGCCGTGTGACTTTTTACGGCAGAAATAACTCCTAATTTCCAATTCAACGATATTATTTTATCTAATAATTTTTGCCCTCTTTCAGTTAATGTACCATCTTTCTTTATATGATAATCAACAATGAATATTGCAATATCACCCGTATCTTTTAATAATTCATCTGAATTTAAGTTTGCTGGATCATACCATATTTTACTTGGTTTAAAAACAAGGTCTTGCATACCCGCTGCTTTCAAATCTTTCCACTTCCATTCTTTATTACCGGGATAATTTATTAATTTATTCCCACTTAAAAGTTTTTCATGGTAAGTATTGATGTTTACACTTATATCACCGTATAAAGTATAGCCAGATTTTTTCAAACAATGTTCAACCCATATACCAGACCACTTTGGCCATTCTCTCCAACTTGAATCTTGATTTTTTTTATCTGATATTGTTGTATTTACAGCGTTACCAATTCCAATCTGAGAACCTTTGTTTGTAAGAAAAACTTTTTCCAATAAAGTCATGTGTAATTCATTACCTGCTTCAAAAACATAACCTATGTTATCATTAAAAACACCAACATCATAAGCATTCAACAAAATTGGAACATCTAAAAAAGATTCAATATCTTTTTGCCCTTTTATTAAATTCAACCATTTGCCTGCTACGGTTGGTTCTTTAATATCATCAAAAGATCCACTATGTGGTGGCCAGTATGGAACTAGCGCACTTATTAGAGGTTTTCCATCATCCGATACTAACTTATTTTCGTTTGCAACAATTCCATATCCTGGATTTTCGTCTGTTCTCCATGCCCAATATCTTTTATAATATTTTTGTTTTTTATCAACCATCTCTGCTAATGTAAGGGGTTTATTTTCTTTAGTTGGTAAAATATAAAATCTATGGTTATATTTTCCATCCAAACTAACAGGAGTTTCATCTTTAGGAGGTGGTAATGGATCTTTTGCTACTTCTTCTATCTTAGAACCTTCTGGTGATTCTTGCGCTTTAAATTTTGCATCTTCTTTTTGTAAATCATTACAATCATTGGATGCAGTAGCTACTTGTTCATTAGTTCCATTTGATTCTACAACTTCGGAAGATGTTGTTGTGGTTGGTCCAGTAGTATTTTGAGCTGTTGGTTGAGAATTTGGCATTCCTTCTTTAAACATCTCATATTCTGCGTTCCTTCTTTTTTCAAGTCCCTTCATAACAACACCCTTTGAAGTTTTTGGACCGTTTTTAATAGCGTTTGCTGCCCCCTCGTAGTCTTTTGCATTTACCGCTGCTATGGCTTTTTTTATAGCGCCGCCATTCATACCCGTATTAAATCCCAAAGAAAGCATTGCATTGAACATATTTTGTGTAACTGGTTGTTGCAATCTATCATTCAATGGTTTAGCAAATCTTGGTATATCTTTTTTCTTTAATGCTAACACCTCTGCTTCTGTCATCTTTTCTCGTCCACCGAGATATTTTGAATAAAAATTTCTCTCACCGCCACCAATTAAATGACCAATTCCAATAGTTGGGTAACCTCTTGCTTCTTCGTAACTGCTTATAATTTTACCGCCTTTATCATCATAAACTTGATAACGAATACCCTCGTATCTTTTTAAAAATTGTAAACCTTTTTCGTCTGCAACAATTTTTCCAGGTTTTAGCCAACCTGGTCCAGTAGTTTCTAAAGTTGTAGTTGTTACTGTTTTTGATTGTGGTTTTTCTGTTACACCTGTTTCCGGTTTTGGATTTGGTGTTCCACCTGTTCCCGTAGAAGTTGCTGCACTACTCGGTGTTGCTGCTTCTCCGGTAGATGTAACTTTCACATTTTCCCTAATCCAATCTGCTGTTTTTTTAATTTGTCCCTGATGACTACCTTTCCATTCTATATAATGGCCAGGTGCACAGACATCTGTTATTTTATTTAATCCATAGACCGTACCGTCTTGTCCTGAATTCCAATAATAACATTTTTGTGGAGCACTCTGTATTGCGCTAGCAACAGTACCAACTCCACCTGATACAGCTCCACCACCAGCATTACTCCAAACACCTGCCAATAAAACTAAATCAAACTTTGAAATACCACCTGCAGCACTTATTGCATGATTAAATCCTTCACATCCCTTAGAAAATCCCAATAATATAAATTTAGATGGAGTAATTTTATACGTATTTAAGTATTCTACACATTCTTTCCATCCACCACTTATTCCTGTTTTGTTTACAACCTTTGAACCAGCAGTTCCAACTGGTCCATTATTTGTAGTTGTTACATTATATATGTTATAATCAGTCATACTACCATAACCGTCAGTCCACATATAGTCACCTGGTGGTTTTCCATTTACGTAAATACCACCAACTAAAAATATTAATGGTGCATTAAGTGCTTTTTTAGAAGATCTAAAACTGCCGTATTTTCCAACTATTTCCACTCTTGCGTCTAATGGACCAGCCATTTATTTCTCTCCGTAATATATGTATATATTATAAATATATTTTGTTTATATAAATTTTTATTGTTTTTATGTACTAATCACCATTTTAATCCAACAGGAATACCTCGGTTAGTATTTGCAGGGTGTTTTTCACCGTCTGAATGAAATTGGTAAGAACCTCCTGGATCTGCTGTAACCATCCATTCTATTTGTTTTCCTTTTGAATTCATTTCTGCTATCATAGTACTTGCTGCACCACCTGTTTTTAATCCAACGAAATATTTTATATTACCAGAACCATCTTTTGTTTTACCAACAAATGCGCCACCTTCACTACCTTTGACAGTGTTCCCTTGAACTACGGTTGCTGCACCAGGAACTGCTATGGTTATATTGTTAATAAAACTAGCTTGAGATTGTGGATTTTGTGCGTGTGGAGGTGATGCTTTTTTTGCAACAAATATTTCTTTAGATTTAGCAAGTTTTGGATGTGAATCTCCCTTTAACCAATATAAAACTGGAACATACATTCTACTTGCGGTTTTTGCTCCATAATTTTTTCCATTGATGATAAATGCACCAGTTGGTTGTCCACTAGCCCATCCCATAGCAGGTTCTTCAAAATAACTAAAATTTATCCATCTTGGTCCCCAGTCTTGTTTTGGAAACTTATATTGAGTTCCACCATATCCAGATGTACCCAACTCAATTCTAGCTACACCATCACCATTATTAGTATAAGATTTAACCCGTTCTATACCCTGGCTTTTTGGTACAAATGGTGTTAAATTTGAAACACTCCCAAACGCTACTGCAAACATTTCAATTTCCTGATACCACAGATTACCTTTAAGTTTTATTACATCACCTATCTTTTTACCTGTATTTTGTTGTGGTTCATTTCCAGTATTAGTACTTGGTACAAAATTAGTAGTTTCTACCTTTACCTCGCCCTTTACACCTTCTTGTATTACACTACCACCACTACCTCCACCCCCGCCGGTATCTGTTCCACCACCTGATTTATCTTCTCCTGTTGTTTCTTTTGCTGTTTCGTTTGCATTAACAGGAGTTGTTGAACCTGGTTGTATACATGGACTTTTTCCATTTGCGCTTAATCCTTTATTTGTTTCACCTGGTAAATCAGCGTCTAAATCTCCATATTCTGCTACTTTGACATCACTCCAATCACCATCAGTTTCAATTTCATCCGGCTGTGTTTCGTCATCTATAATAAATTCTAATAATTGTGAACCATAATTTTGGTCAACAACGGTAACGTTAACTTCTTCTTTATCTATGTCATCTAAAAAATACGTGTTATTAGTTAAAGAACCACTTTCCATAGATCTGTTATACGCACTACTTTCAGAACTCAATTCTGCCATTTAAAACTCCAATTATCAAACTATAATATTGTCTATTTGTAATGTTTTTCCAATTAAACTGCTACTTAATTTTTCAACACCGTCTGGTTGTTGATTAATACCAATGAATTTCTTAACTCGTATATCGGAAGTGAAACTCTCATTTTTACCACCCAATCCTTCACTTATACCCGTAAAAATAGTTGCATCGGTTAATTCATTTTTACTAACATCAAGTGTACCACGAATATTCAAATTTGCATTATTCAATGAAGTTAAATCATTATCATATAAATTAACATCACCAAACACAGTAGTTGGGCAACCTAATGCTGTTGATGATTTTCCACAACCTAAATTTTCTAAACTACTTATTCTATTTTCAGATAAATTCAAATTTTGTCCTATTGAACCTGGAAGTCCGTCTAAGTTTTCTAATTTATTTTTATTAGCAAAATAATTCCCACCAACAGATTTTGGTCCAAAATCTAAAGAAACCAATTCGTTACCAGAACAATCAAAATCACCTTCTACAACATCTGGTGCATTTTCTAAACTCTTTAATCCCATATTCTTACATATAAATTTACCATTAACATTTTTAATTTTAAATGGTATAGATTTTAATAAATTACCATCATAACCGTTTCTTTTTCCAGTTAATATAATGTCACCATTATATGAAATCACATTTCCTAATGAATCCTTGACAGTCAATGCAGGATTAAGATCCATAACATCAACTGGATTATCTGGATTTGGTGTTTCTTGGTCTGGATCTGTATCCTGATAACATTCCACGTCCGATTGATTATCATTATTTCTATCATACACTATATCTAAAGAATCTTCATATTGTTTATCTGTAAGACCATGTTTTTCTTTATAGTCTTTTTCTGCATCTGAATTATACCTGTTTTCTTCTTCTAATATTTCGGTGTGGTCTTTTAATCCTTCCCTCAATTCATCTGATTTTTCATTCAATTGTTGATATTTATTCAAATTATCTATATATGTTTGAAGTTTTGTAACACCTTCTTCTTCTATACCAAATCCCAACCCTATTGCAGCAATTTTTTGAATACGATAATCCACTTTATTAAATGATGTTAACCAAGTACCCTTAGAAACAACTCTTTGTCTTGGTTGTACATTTTCATCAAAAGTCGTATCTATCGGTTTAAGTAGGTTTAAAAATTCTTTGGAAAGTCCCTTAGCTATTCTTTCACCTTCTATTCTATCTTTCTCATCATCTGAATAAAATAAAACTGATGCGGATACTATCAAATCAAGTGATTGTCTTGAATTTAAGAAATTTTCATCAATAATTCTTACTTTAAATATATCATCCGTAGTAGTGTATGTTTCAATATATTTAATATCAGACAATGTTTTTATGTTTTTTGAAGAATCAAATAAATTAGTAAGAGTATCTTTACCAATATTTAAAGTTTTAGATAATATTTCTGTTATTTCTGGCTTTGATGCAATATCTACTAAATTTTTTAATTCCAATTGTTCTAATAATTTTTTCTTAATAGCATCAATGTCACCATTAATAATGTTGTCACTACCTACAAAATCAACAATATCTGTTATTGCTGACAATGTTTTTGTATCTACACCAAGACTAGAAGCTAAAGAATTTAAAACACCAGGTGCAGCATCTTTTAATGCGTTTATAGCAGAATCTTTTAGTGCGTCAACATTTATTTTTCCACTTAATATAGAATCCTTTACACTTTGTGTAAAACCGTCATATACAGCCGTTCTTGCGTTTACTAATGTGTATTCATACGTTAATGGAGAATTTACTGTTGATTCAAACATTTTCTTTGCATTAATGTTTTCAGTTGGTGCTGGTTTATCGTCTTCGGTAGGTGCTTTATCTTTTTCTAAAATTACAATAGGACATTTATCATCGCCTATGTATTCATAACCGTTTAAGTATTTTTTTGTTTTATCACTTAACTCTAATTCAAATCCAGAACAATATATATTTGCTATCGAATATACTCTTGCTAGTTTTCTATGTTTTACAGCATCTTCTGTTGTATGCGGATCATCAGGACATTCTATAAACTTAAAAGTTTGTGGTAATGTAAATCCACTCTCCTCTACTGCCTTTGAACATTTTAAGAATATAAAGTCATTTGCCGTTACTGTATATGTGGAAAAACCAGCCAAATTTTATCTCCAATTAAACGTATATATTTTTTGCACCTGTAATTTCTTTTATTATTGTAGCATCTAATTTTATTGCTGTACCATCTGCTGCATCTTGTTGATAACCACCATTGAATGTTTTTGTTTTTATTTCATTTACACCTGCAAATATTGTTGCATCTGTTAATGAACAATTGTCACATTGTAATATTTGTAATGGATTCAATGGACCATTTGCAGAAATACCTTTCAATGAAGTTATCTTTATGTTTCCATCCAAGCGGTACGCAAAACCAACTTTAGTTGGACCACCAACTAAAGTATCCAATCTGTTTCCACTACAATCAAATTCACTTGTAACTTCAGTTGGTCCGCCAGTTAAAGATTTTAATTCTGAGTTTTTACATAGATATGATTTTGCTTTCTTTGGACCTTCTTGTAAGGATTCTAATTGGTTTCCAGAACAATTAAATGTTCCACCGAGTTCAGTTGGAGAATTCTTCAATGATTTAATTTCCATATTAGAACAATTAAAATTACCAGCTACTACACCAAACGGTATAGGAATTTCTGTAAATCTTTTATTTGTAAGTGGATTTGTTTTTGCTGATAAATCAACATCACCATCATAATTCCATCTACCACCAATATTTTTCATCTTGGCCGGCTCTAAACCTAATTGTTCGTATGTTAAACCATTGGGATAATTAGAAGAAACACTACCAGGTATTTGAACAGTCGGTGGTGGTGTTGTTGGTGTATTAGGATCAGTTGGTGTATTAGGATCAGTTGGTGTATTAGGATCAGTTGGTGTATTAGGATCAGTTGCAAAATCTCCTCTTTCTGCTGCTTCTTCTGCTTCTCCGCTACTCATACCCATTTCTGAAGCAGGTGTTAACGAAGTTCCAGATGCTTTAGAAATTTCTTCCAATATTACTTTTTTCTGTTTTTCAATTTCACCTAATTCAGTAAGTATAGTTACAACGTTAACCACTGGTTGCTCCAATTCTACACCTGCTAATATATCTGGCTTATCACCATCTAGTTTGTTAGTTTCAACATAGCCACCACCACTCGCAGCTCTTTCCTTAGCTTTATCCATTTCTGCTTTTGTTGGTCCGCCAGGATTTTCACAAACAAATACTAAATTACTTGGAAGTGATTTTATAGAAGAGCGTAATGATTTTATATCTGATTTAATTTTATTAAAGTCTGGAGCGTTTGTTGGTGGAAGTGATTCACCTGTACCTGTTAAGTGGGTTTGTTTACTTATCGATGTACATAAACTAGCAAGTGAATCACATAAGTCACCTAACCATTGCATGGTTTTGTCACCTAATAAAACAGGAGATACTGCGTTTATGCCTAAATTTATACGATTAGATTCCATTTCTACAACTATTCCAGAATCTAACGCTATCGCTTTTTCAGAAGAAAATCCTATTCCTTCACTACTGAATCCAATTAACTCTTGTTTTTTAGCATTTAAAATTATTCTGTCAGATGATAATAAAATTTGATTACCCGCAAAAACATTTCGTGTTAACAGATTCACTGCTCTATTTTCAATTGAATTTGTTATGGTAGATGCCGGAGTAAAGTTTATCGATTGTCCAGATGTCATCCAAATCGATGTATCATCATTGTTTGGATCTTCGAGAATAAATTCATTAAAAGGTTTTTTATCTGGATTAGTACCGTTTGAAATTATTAATATAGGGTTTCCAGTATCACCCAATCCTTTTTTCCAAAGTGGTCTTTGTGGATATTCTCTTCTTTCATCAACAGTAGAACCCAATCTAATTGAATTTCCCCACCTACCCTCAATGATAATATCACCAGGATAAGGTTGAATTGGGTAAACATCCAATCTTTCTGGAAATCCTGGATCTATCGTTTTACCTGTTTCTAAACGTGATTCAACTCTATTAGTAGCACCATCCTCTGCATTTTTTCTTGCACTTAAATTTTGAGTAGATGGTTTATCTGAAAAGTCAGTTACACCTGGAATACCATTGTGATGTACTGAACTTTGTATTGAGACTGGATTTGTGTAGTAATATTCTTGACCTGAACGAAGAGCACTATTATATGACGTTGGACCTTTAACCAACATAACGACTTCACCTTTTACTGGTATGTTTTTTATGTTTGCGTCTAAAGGTCTTGCAGAAACAACATTTTGTTGAGTCTGTGAGCCGAATGCACCTAAGAACTTACAATAGATGGTATATAATTTTTCTTTATTTTTACCGCTAAAATCTACCGTAACAACTTCAGCAGGAATATTCTCATATTCCTGACCATTCAGAATCGTCTTTTGTGGATTTTGTGCCAATTTTGTTTTCCTCTTGTTCTTCTTGAATTTCTTGAAATCCCTTTAATAAGGCTTCTTTTTCTTCATCAGTCAAGAACGAGGAAGACTCCTCAGTTTTATTACTTGTAGCACGTTGTATAACCGCTGCCAATTTAACTAAATGTTCATCATTCTTAACTGACACTTCCATTAAGTCTTTGATAGAGGGAACTAACATACCAGCATCACTTATATTAGTTATAAGTGGTTTTAGGTCTGCAATCAATAAATTGAGTTGCCGTTCCTTTTTTTTCTGATTATCGTAAATATCTTTTAATAAATCAGAAAACTTTTTATTTCCAAATAATTCTTGATCAAAGCTCATATAGATAAATATGTTAGTTGTTAATAATGTCTTGTAATTCGTACCAAGATAAATTATTTATGTTAGCACCATTACGATATTGTTTGTACAATTTTGTATAAATGTATTTTATTTTGTTTATAACATTAGTTATATATTGTGAACTTATTCCTGTTCTCTCACGAATAAGAATGTATATAGCCTTTTTATTATAGTTTTCTATATTTTCTCGTGTCTTAAACAAATATATAATAGAATCTGCAACTTGCATATCTCGTTTCTTTGAAAATAAAAGTGGTAAGTACTTTTCTACAATATTAGAAAACAAATCAATAAAGTCTTTTTTTTCTTCTATCATGTCAGTTCTTATTTTTTCATTTACTATATTTCTCTCAGCATCAATCGTCTGAATATCCTGACTGCGTTTAAAATGATAATAATTTTTATTGTTTTCAGCAATAAGATAATGTTTGGCAACAATTGAAAAATAAGAAAATGCTTTGCCACTTTCTGCTTTATATTTATGGATTTTTTCATGTAAGAAAGCAACAACTTCATGTTTAACATCTTCATGTGAAACATCAAAATTATAAAACTTGAATCTATGAATCATTATTTCTGCAAGTTTATAAAATGCAGGATGAATCTTTTTGGTATAAATTATATTACGCTGTATGTCATCTTCAATGGTATTGTATGTTACAATAGCATCTTCGGTTTCTTGGGTGAAATATATAGTTTGTTTAACTTTCGGCTTTACTTCTGCCTCAATCGTAGGTACTTCCTTAGTTACTTCCTTAGTTACTTCCATTTCAATCTCACTCTATATTTGAAAACATACCAACTCTTCTACTATTAGTTTCTTCATTTTCTTCAATTGGTTTTTCATCAAAGTAATAATTTATATCGTTTATTATTTTCTTTAATTCTTTGAAAAAATAACCAGTTTCATCGTCTGCTTCAAACGAACCAATTCTATCTAATTGTTTTAATGCAGACCTATGAGATTGTACTCTATTTCTAAGTGACAATACAAATTCTTGATTTTCTAATGCAATTTCTTCCAATTCTGTGTATTTTTTGTTTAGGTTATATATAACATAACCTGCCCCACACAATAAAAGTAACAGTATACACACTAAAATAAGCATAAATTATCCTCTTGTGTGTTTAGGTTGTATAATTGTATCAATAACACCCAATTCCAATGCTTCTACTGGTGTAATATAAAAATCTTTAATCGTAGTTGTTTTCCACCATTCAACGTCTTTTTTGGAATTTGTATGCATAATATCTAATAAAATGTTTTCTAACTTTTCCATGTGCTGAACATTGGCTTTCATATCAGATGATTTACCGTAAATATCGGAAGACATTTCGTGGAACATTATTGTACTATTCTTAGATGCGGCACGAATACCTGTACCAGCACATAAAATAAGAGCAGCGGCTGACATTGCGCATCCACGTACAATTGTATTTACTTTAACATGCAAACTTTGAATGTAATCAATAATACCCAACGCTTCATATACAGAACCGCCAGTTGAATTAATAACAAGGTTAATTGGATCAGAATTTTTGGGAAAATTTTCTTCTCTCATATGTAAAATTGCTCTAATTCGAGTAATTAAATCATAAAGAGTACCATCCATAATTTCACCAAACAAAAGAACACTTGAAGCATTTACGTCTATACCATAATCCATTTGAGTAGTTGCTTCTTTCCATCGTAACGGAATATCTTCTTCTTGCTTTGCATTTTTTTCAATGTTATCATGTTCAATAATACCCATATTTTTAACACTAACTCCGTCATCATAAAAATCTTCCATATAACTACTCCAGTATATATAATAATAGTATTCTATACAGAAATCCCTCTTCTATAAGAGTGAACAGATGGTTCTCCGTAGAATACTTTTTTTTCTTCATCAACTTCAAAGATACTCATTTTTTCCTCATTTTCCAAATCTTTTTTTTCTATAACCGTATCTATATCAACTACTTCCGTTATTTCTTCAGTTGGAACAGTTTCTATTTTGGAAACGGTTACGGCATCTGTTATTTGGGATTCTGCGTTTATCCTTTCTTTTTCTTTATGTCTTAAATGATTTGCAGCAATTATTAAAGAAACTGCCAATGGGTCAAACACAGAAACAAGAACAAGTATAAACCAATTTACAATTACGTCCATTGGTTTTCCTGTTAATCTACTCAAATAAAGTAATGGACCAATTTCAGAACTAAATGTTGAATTTTCCAATACTAATTTATTTTGTTCTAATAAAGCAACCGAATCTGATAAACCAATAGATTTTTGGTTAAGTTGGGAAATTTCTTCATTGAGTGTTTGTGTGGATTGATCAACTGATTGGATATTTTTTTGTAAACCGCGAGTTCCTTGCTTCTGAGTTAATTGGGAATTCAATGAGTTTTCTTGTGAAAGTCTCAGTCTATCGTATGAGGAAATACGTTCAGTTTTTTGTTTAACCAACGTATCGATTTGTGTTTTTTGTTCCGTGAATATTTTTTTCTTTTGTTCAAGAAGAGCAATTTTATTTTGTGTTTCATAAATAGATTTTGCCGTTTCTTGATACGAGTTGGTAAGATAACCATACACACCAACAGAAGTTAATATCATTAGTACCGCTGCGGATGACATTAAATAAAACTTAAATAAAAGTTTAAGTGTTTTGAAGTGCTCATGTAAAAATGTTATAACAACTAACTTGGAAAATTCAAGCATGGCAGCCATTCCTATGATTGACCATGAACCACCAGAAAATAATTTGGATATTCCGTATACAGAATAATATCCAGAAAAAGATGCTAAACCTATTGCACAAAACCAGATAAGTGTCTGTAATGACAATAATTTGGATTTCATCAAATTCTCACTATGGTTCTAAATTTCTCATTAAACCAATAAGCTCTTCACTTATTGATAAATCTGTAAGATACGCAACACCTTCTTTTTGCATAAGTTGTATTAATTTTTTACCAACTTGATTTTGTAATGGACTTTCCAATATACTTTTACCTTTTCTAAAAAGTTGAAGCATTAAATCATTATACTCTTCTGAATCAGAACTGTATGATTTGTTATTATCAACTACATGAAAGTGTTGATTTCCAAAATAACTTTGGAAAGCACCAATGTTATGTTGAACTTCTTCCCATTTCTTTGCTACTATCATTGGTGGTACTTTTCTTGCACGCATTTGATTTCTTTGTTGAGCTATATCTAATGAAGTATTTACCATCACCATGTCAACATCATATCCCAATGAGTGTAACATACTTGAAACTCTCTGAATTTTAGGTAAATCTGCACCAGTTCCATCGATAAAAACAGGTAAACAACCGTTAACTATCTGAAAAAACTGATTTGAAGCCATTAATTTTGCCTTTTCTCTCTGAAACATCTGTGTAGAATATATGTCAGAACCAGGGTCCATTATCAATGGAAGATTGTTTCTTTTCAATAAAAACTCGTAAAAAGTGTCAGAATTAACTACTTTTACCCCAAATGGACTGATTCCACCCGCTGTTGTACCTGTTAAACCCCCCAATACGAATCCTTTACCAGATCCAGGTCCACCACCAAGAAATACTGCTTTGAATATGTTCTTGTCATGAACACTTTCTTTTAGTATACCTTCTATTATTTTTTTTAACTTAATCATAGCTCTACCCATTGTTTTAGAATACTACGAATAAATATAAAAATTTTACTTTTTAATCATTTTTAGAAGTGTCAACTCTTTCTGTTTTGTCTCTAACATAACATCAACATCTAACCCATAAGTGTTTGGTAATGTATGTATATAGTCTGAATGCGCTTGTGGTTTTATCTTCTCATCATTCTCATGAAGTGCTTTACTTTCTGAGTAGTGTACAACAGGTTTTACAGTACCCCACGTCGATGTGGCGAGTCTTAATGCATCTTCCTCTGATAAGTCACCCGTACAGAATGTATGGTGGTGGTAATCGAATACAATAGGAATACCGATGGTGTT